GCCTTGGATCAGCGAGTCAATTCGCAAAGCCCACAACGCTGGCCTTGATCAGCAGCAGATTCAAACGCTCATAAATCTGTGCGCCGCTTATTACGCGCAAGACCCTGACGTGGCGATTGCCAAGTGGGAACGGGTCGCGCTGGTTTGATTACGAACCGCGCTGGCTTTTTAACGCCATCCACATCGTATAAATCATGCGGTCAGATTCCTGCAAAAGAACGCTCGGCGCGATACCCGTCGCCACCGCCAAATTGGCGATGTTCCAATGCTCACTAGTCTCCCCTAGTGCTACGAACCTTTTGGGTCGTCATCCATTTCCACGATGTCGATCGTTTCAAGCCACGATTCGAAATCTAGGTCAGTTGCCTTGACGCGCTTTTGCGAATGCCAAGCCAAGAAACAGATGTGACCAAACTTTTCAATTCGATCAAGCGCAAGTTCAAACTTGAATTCAAACGCAACAATGTCTGACGCGGTGATCGGTGCGTCGGTTTGTGTGCCATCCAGAAAGGTGATGCGTAGGTTTCTCTTCATGGTTACGCGGTAGCCCTAGCAACCGTTCCGCTGACAGGCCATGCAACCGAGAAGGTTGCGAGGTCGCCAACGTTGCCTGAAATCGGTGAGTACTGGGTCACCAAGGCGTTAACGGTGTATTTCGGGTTGGTTGCTGAAATGGCTGTTGAAGTTGGCTTGATCACGACGGTTGCCTGCGTGCCAAGAAGTGGGAAGAAGACCGCGTCAATACCAGCAACGGCGAAGTCCTGATTGAACTGGAAACTCACGTTACCAGACTTCAAACCACCAACGCGCGTGCGGTAGGTAGCACCGAAGGCGGTGGTTTCGACCTCGTCGGCTTCAACCGCGAGTTCTGCCTGTGTCAAATACGCTGAATAGTCAACGCCATTGATTGTTACGTTGTAGTCCGTTGCTACGAAAATCGCCACAAGACTGCCTTTCTTTTAGGATGCATAAACGAGCAGTTGAAACTCTGCACTTAAATAGTTTACCTCACCTACGGAAGTCACCCCGTAGGAAGTTACGCCTTGGCAGAAACAATCAAACGCAGCACCACCCAAGGTGCGGTCTGATTCAAGTGCCAATTTGACGCTGGCTGAACCCGTCGAAGCGACGTATGCGTCAAGTTTATTCTGGCCGCTACGTTCGCTTTGGCGAGCAACCAAAACGACGACGCGAAAGTTGTAAGCGGTCAAACCGTGATGCATCGCCTTGTCGAAATCGACGGTCTGCAATTCAACCAGCGCGATCGGCGGATTGATTTGGTCGGGGATGGTGTCAGCAACGCGCAAGCCCGTAATGGTCTGCAAGTTGGTTTTGATTCCCGAACGAAGGTTTGTGATGTTAGCCATTAGCCAACGTTTCGAATTCGGCGTAAAGGTTCAACCAACTGAGCCACATCAGGATCAAGGCGCGTGCTGACACGCATCGCTCCAAGTTCGCCAAAGGTGATGCCCAATGGCGAGTCTAAACGTTTGAAGATACGCATCGCTTGAATGATCGTTGCCTGCTTCACCTGAACGGGAACAGCCGACCAGCCAGCAATGCCAACAACCTGAACGGTTGCGTCATCGCCCGAAGTGGTTAACAAGTAATCGCCAACAGCGCGTGCGCGGTAATACGGGAACGATATTCCGTCGGCGAGATTGTTTAGGGGTTCAAGTTGGTAATCGGTGGTCTTCCAAGTTTGGTCAAACGCGCCGTCGGCGTTGGTTGAAGATTTGAACGTGGCGATTGAAATGAAATCATCCAAGTCAACGACCAGCACATCGTTCGGGGTATAGATTCGCGTGACCGTTCCTGCGTTGTAAAAAATGCGACCACAATAACCGTCGACAAGTCGCGATGCAGATTCAACCGCCATTTCAAGCAGGGAATCATCCAAGTTATCGATGATGCGCAAACCAGCCTTAACCTCAGCCAGCGTCGCGTATCCGTTTGTTATCGCCACAAGAACTCCTTACCCATCTATTCTAACCGACCAAGCCTGCGCTTATTGAGGAAGCAGTTTTTTTAGCAGCGGCAACCAATGCGCTTGATAAACCTTATCGGCGTTGAACTGCTGGGCGAACTCAACCGTCTTCGCGAAGTCGCCGCGCCCACGTTCATAAGCGGCTTCAAGCGCGGCGTGAATGTCGTGAACGAACGGAACGTGAAACCACGACTTCTGGGGATCATCCCAAAAGTTTTGCCCCGAAACAATGAACGAATCATGGCCAGCAAGTTCAGGCGACGCGCACGAAGCCGACGTGATGATCGGCGTGCCACAGGCTTGCGCTTCAATCTGGGGGACACCGAACCCCTCACCGTAGTTAGCGGATAGCAAAACATCCATGCCCGAATAAAGGGCAGCCAACTTCTCCGCGCTGATTCCGTAGCGGTATTCGATTGGGTCTACGAAGATTAGTTTTTCGGCAGGGATGCCGCACGCCTGAGCAAGGTCGGACAGATTCCAGCCGCCATAAGCACCAATCCAATCGGCGTGAACGTAAAGCAGAACGTCCTCTTTATCTTTCGCGAACTTGGCGAACGCTTGAAAGTTCTCGGCGTAAGCCTTGCGATGGAAACCAGCCGATGCTTTATTCGCACCGTTCATTCCCACCACGAACTTGTCGCCCCATTGGGTAAACTCGCGAACGGGAACGCCCTGCCAAGTCGGCGTTGGCTTGAAAACGTCTTCAATCGCGTGCGGAATGTAATGGGCATCTATCCCTACGGCTTCCAGCGCGCGCTGCCCGTATCGCGACATGGCGATCGGGGTGACGTTCGGTTTCTTAGCCCACGCCGCCACCTTGGGTGGCACAGGGTTGTGGTCAATCGGTATCCACGAAGCGATCGGCAACTGATCAAGCCCAGCCGCCTGCAAAACCCAAACGTCGTAAAGCGTGACCAGCAGGTCGTTCTGTTTTGGGTGCTGCGCGCGGTGATGCTTGTGATGCATCGACATTACATCGTTTGAATAAACGTCTGCGCCGCGCTGATAAACCTTGACCTTGCCATGACCCGAATCCCATTCGGTCGACAAGCCTTCCGTTCCAAAGTTGCTCAAGCAGGCCACGTCGAAGCCGTCGCGTTTCATCCTTGAAACGACCTGCGCGGTTTGCGTTCCATAGCCAGTTGGGATCGTTGGCGAGTTTGAATACCAACTGATCGTGCCTCGTAGTTGCTGCTTGGCAGGGTTTCCCGATTTCCCCATTGTGATTCCTCTCTCTCCCCTAAATACTAGCAAAGTAACGGTTTGGTAACGATGCATTTATTTTGCCAAATTGCTACCTAAATCGCTGGGTTTGTGGCAAACTAGACACACGCCAGAAGGGGCGCGAAAAACGAAGGGATAGCAAAATGGACAAGTTCAAGATGGCAGACCTAGAGCAGGCAGTAGCCACTTACCTAGAGATTGCCGAAAACGCAGGCCAGAACACGTACGCAGATTTCATGACGCAACTTCAATATTCAACGATCAAGTTCCAGACCAAGTTCTGGGATGCAGTCCAAGCGGCAAAGAACTAAGGCGAAACAAAATGACAAAGATCGAAAAGAAACTTTCAAAGGCCTACGACACTTTGAAGAACGATAGCGACAGAATCAATGTTCACGAAATCGTGCAAGAAGCAATGCGCGACATCAAATGGACATGGGCAACTTACAAAAAATACAGCGAAGTAGTTTTCAGCATGCTTAATTCGGTTTTTGTTCCTGCTTCATACCAAGAACGCAATGAACGCGACTACGAATGGTTTGCGGTAAATCTTGAAAAGGTTTCCGCATAATGATTACTTTTGCGAACCGCGCCGCCAGCACGATCAAGGTCGGTGACCTGATGCGCCAAGCCGAAGAAGGCAAACGCCAAACCGACTTTTACCACTTCCAAGCCACAAGCGTCACACGCGGCGACATCGCCATCCCAATCCACGACGGCAACGGCGTCTATCTGGGCGACCGAATCGAAAAGGACACCGTCTTAATCGACTGGTCACCAATCGAACAAGGCAGGGCTTTCACCCAGCGATACCACCCCAACGCCACGATCGAAATCGCAACCCAACCCGTCGCTGATCACAGCCAACTGCTCACGCAGGAAGAACACGCCGAAGAAGAATAACGGCATTAGATTTCCCCACCCCTTCAGGGGAAAGAGAAGAACCCCCGAGGCCTACGCACCTCGGGGGTTCATTCTGTTACCAAGAAGGGCTAAGCCTGCTTGATGAACTTCACGCTGCTGTCAAGAGCAAGTTTGGAATCCAAACGTGCGGTGACCTTGAAGTAGCGAAGGTCATTAGCGAAACCATAGTCATCGCTAACTTCAACCTTGATGCCGCCAGCCTGACGAACAACGAAGTCCGTCATGCGACCAGCGATGATCGACTTGTTGCCAGTGGTGTGAGCAGGCATGCTTACGTTCTCAACTACGTTGTAGCCAAGGATCGAAGCCTGTCCGTTGCTGACCGACCAGATGTAGTTTCCAGCGGTGTCCTTCAACTTGCGAATGGCGGCCAGAGCGGTTGGTGAAACCATGTAAGCGAACGACGGGTCGTTGCGAACTTCTGGGTCAAGCGAGTAAAGAAGGGTGATTAGGTCGTCAGCCGATAGACCAGCAGTTCCAGAAGTGACAGCCGAACCAGCACCAGTTACGATACCGAATGGCTGGGTTGTTCCAGTTCCAGTGGTTAGGTGACCACCAGCGGCGTAACCAATCGCCTTGCCAGCCTCGCGTGCAACAAGCGCGTTGATGTCAACCTGTGCGTCAGCGAGAAGTTCCTTGCTGATTGGCACGAGAACACCGTACTTGTAAGCACCGAGGGTGATGTTGGTGATGGTTGGGTCAGACGAAGAAATTGCTGAACCTTGCGCGGCGATCGCACCAGTTGAGTAAGCCGACAAGACAGGAACTTGAAGGTTGTCTCCACCAGTGGTGTTGATCACGCGTGCGTACTGAAGAAGCGGCGCAACCGACTGAGCAACTTCGATAACTTGGTTGTAGAAGGAAGTTCCAACTACACCAGTTCCCGAAGCCGACACAAGGGTGCGAGCCTCAAACTCCGAACCAACAGAAAGGTCACGAAGCGACCATTCTGCCTCTGAACGGATTTCAGTTACAGGGGCGGTGAATCCTGCCATTGCTTCGCTGGCTTCAGCGGCGCGTGCTTCCATGCGCTGGGCAGTTGCGATTGCGGCGTCACGGGCAGCAATGTCTGCTTCCATGCGCTCAATCTTTACAGAGTCGTCTGCGGTTAGGCCGCCACGAACTTCTGCGTCAGCGAGAACGCCACGAACCTGCTCAACGAGGTTAGCAACGGACTCTTGCTGGTTCTTAATGAACTCAGACATTTTGACTCCTTGATTGGATTTGATGAATGGATTTCTGTGGTGCTAACACTCAACAGGTGCAGGTTGTGCTGACACGAAACCTAATAAAAGTCTAACCTAAAAGTTTCGGGTTTCAATTTGGCAGCACGATTCGTTGCGCCCAAAAATAAGTTCAGCCAATCGCAGCGCATCCGCCTCACCAACGTAAGGTTTCAGGATTGCGACGAAGTCGTTAGTAGCCGATTTGCTTGAGCAGCATTTCGAACTGCTTACGTTTGATTGTGAGCAACTCGGAACTTGGTTCATCCTGCTTCTCCTCTTCAACCTTCGGGGCGACCTGATCAAGAACGGAACGGATCAAATCTGCCTGCTCGCTTGTGAGATCGTTGCCTGATTCGAAAGCCTGCATGGCTTCGGTGAGGCTGTCCGCGTCAACCGCCGCGCGCGAAGCGATGGCATCGTATGAACGAACGCTGACCGTTCCAGCGGTGGCGGAATAGGCTGGCCACCCGACGAGGCTGATTTCGTGCAACCTCACCGATTTGAGAACGCGCGTTGAACCGTCTTGTGACCAAGTGTCGCCGCCCGAAGGAACGCTGAAACCAAAGGACATTGAATCGACGTCACCGCGACGCACGAGTTCGGCGGTGTCGCGACCGCGAGTTGTGTCTGGGAACACCGCGCGCGCAAACAAGCCAACCTCGTCTTCGATCAGGGTTAGCGTGCCTGCTCGGCTTGAACCCAAGATTTCGCCCTTGTCGTGATTCCACAAAAGTTTGATGTCGTTACGGGCGCGCAGGGTTTTCGCGAACGCGCCGCGCTGAATAACTTCGGTGAAAGGAAGTGGCTCGGAAGGGGAATCCCACACCGCCGCGTATCCTTCAAACGTCATGCCATCGCTGCCTTCGCGAAGTTCTAGTTTTTGATTCCAGACGCGAGTTTCAATTTTCGCCACTGCTTCACCTTTCGATCGTTCTAATTCTAACGAATCCATGTCTTCCTCATCATCCATTTCAGGTTCTTTAGGGTCGGTCTTGCTTTTGATTTCGCCCTTAAACAAGGTGATGTCGCCTTCATCCAAAACGATAGCAATGGCCTGAGCGATCGCGTCTTGTTTGAACTGGTGGCAGCCGATTGTTTGAAGTGAGCCTTCGGTTTCTTTTACCGTCGCCCAGCCAACGCAGTCAGCGACCATTCCATTTCCAGCAATCCAATATGGCATTACACATCCATCCTTAACCATGAAACGGTGTGGTTGCCGCTTTCGGACACCACGTAAATTTGCTCGCTTGGCGATACGATTATTTCTAACATGCCATGCCCATCCAGTTCCATCCCGTTGGAAACGGTCACGTTGCTGCCGCCAATAAAAACTTTTTTTGTGTTGTCGTTGTTGTGGAAATGCAAACGATAAGGGTTAGTTGA